CATTCAAGGAATTCAGGGAATAACTGGATCACAGGGCATTCAAGGAATTCAAGGACGACAAGGCATTCAAGGAATTCAGGGAATCACTGGATCACAGGGCATTCAAGGAATTCAGGGGATCACTGGATCTCAAGGAACAACTGGATCACAGGGCATTCAAGGAATTCAGGGAATAACTGGATCACAGGGCATTCAAGGAATTCAAGGACGACAAGGCATTCAAGGAATTCAGGGAATCACTGGATCACAGGGCATTCAAGGAATTCAGGGGATCACTGGAGATCAAGGAACAACTGGAGCTCAAGGAACAACTGGATCACAGGGTATTCAAGGAATTCAAGGACGACAGGGCATTCAAGGAATTCAGGGAATCACTGGATCTCAAGGAACAACTGGATCACAAGGCATTCAAGGAATTCAAGGACGACAAGGTATTCAAGGAATTCAAGGTGCAACAGGACCCTCTACTCAAATTAATGCAATAGATGATACAACAACTAGTGATTTACATTTTCCAGTTTTTATAGCTTCATCTGGATCTAATCAAATTGCAAAAGTTTCTACAACAAAATTATTTTTCAATCCATTTACAGGCGATCTTTCAGCAACAAATTTTGATTCATTATCAGATTTGAGATTCAAAGAAAATTTAAATAAAATAGATAATAGTTTTGATATTTTAGATAAAATAATGGTATATAGTTTTAATTGGAAAGACAGCAAAACAAAAAGTTATGGTATTATAGCACAAGAGCTTGAAAAAAATATGCCAGAACTTGTTAAAACAAATAATGCAGGTCTAAAAACAGTTTCTTATACACCTTTGACTGCAATTGTTATTCAAGCAGTTAAAGAATTGAAAGAAAAAATAAATGAATTACATAAAGATATTGATGCAATAAAAAATAAAGATTATTAATTATGCAATAAATCAAACCTTAATATAAATACACTGCATGAAACATAGACATGAAAAACTTTTTAAACTTTAAAATGAAAGGATAATTATGATTACAGAATTAAAAAAGGGATATTTTGAAATAGAAAATCAATATCTTTACGAAAATAATGAATCTTTTTCAAAATATGTTATAGAAAATGGCGGAAAAATAAAGCCATTAATAATTCCAAGTTTAAATACAAATGGAACGGGTTTGATGAACCCCTCTATTTTTAACTTAAATGGAAAAATTATCGTCAATATACGTCATGTAAATTATACTTTTTATCATTCAGAAAAAAAGACTTTTCAACATCCATGGGGCCCTCTTACTTATCTTCATCCAGAAAACGATTTGCATTTAAGAACATGGAATTGGTATGGAGAACTTGATGATGACTTAAATATTGTTCGTCTTAATAAGATTGATACAAGCAAATTTGATACATATGAACCTTTATGGGATTTTGTAGGTTTAGAAGACGCCAGATTAGTATTTTGGGATAATAAGTTATACATAACTGGTGTTCGAAGAGATACTACAACAAACGGACAAGGAAGAATGGAATTATCAGAAATAGTTGTTAAGGAGAACGATGTTACAGAAGTTTCTCGTTTTAGAATTCCTCCTCCAAAAGATAAAAATTCATATTGTGAAAAAAATTGGATGCCTATAATTGATAAAGATTACACATATATAAAATGGTCAAATCCAACAGAGGTTGTAGTTGTAGATCCTATAATGCAAAATTCTTATACCATACATCTTGGAAATTATATCTATATACCAAATGATCTACGCGGCGGTTCACAGGTGATTCCTTTTGGTAAAGATCATTATATTGCATTAACACACGAGGTTGATCTTTTTAGATCTGTTGTCGGAAGAAAAGATGCAGTTTATAGACATAGATTTGTTGTATGGGATAGAAATTGGAATATAGTCAAGTTTACGAAGGATTTTTCTATGATGAATGGTCATGTTGAGTTTGTAGTCGGGATGTGTTATAAAAATGATGATGTTCTGATTACTTTTGGATTTCAAGATAATGCTGCTTATGTTGTTAAATTATCAATAGAAAAATTGAAGGATTTCATAAATGATAATTGATTGTTTTCCTTATTTCAATGAAAAAGAAATTTTAGAATTACGTATAAAACTTCTTTATGATCACGTCGATAGATTTATTATTACTGAAGGTAGTCATACACACCGAGGTGATAAAAAAGAATTTACTGCTAAAAATGTTATAGATAAACTAAAAATATCAAAAGAAAAAATTCAATTAGTACATGTCTACATGCCGAGCTATGATGAAGAAAAAAATCCTTGGGTCAGAGAAAGAATGCAAAGAGATGCTGCAGTAAATTTTATTAATTCAGATGATGTAGCATTTTTTAGTGATTGCGATGAGATTATAAATCCTAAATATATAAAATATTATGAAACAATAGTAAGAAATAATAAAGAATCAATTTTAAGAGTACCTCTTGTTTATCTTTCAAGTTCTGCGAGATATCGTGTTCATGATCAATATGGTAATCCAATAGAATGGCGCGCACCATTTATGTGTATGAAACATCATTTAGAAAAGTATACGCCTTCAGAAATACGAGAATCTTATGCATTTAATTTGAATAATTTAATTTTTCCTGACATATTCGCAGTTGATAATGGTATTATAGAAGATGCAGGTTGGCATTTTTCATGGATGGGTGGAAAAGAAAAAAACAAGATAAAAGAAGAATCATGTGCTCATTGGAAAGAGATAAAAGTTCTAGAAAATTATCATCCAAAAGAAAATAGTGTAGATTTATTGGGTCGACATGATCATATTTTACAAATATATGATGTTTCAAAACTTCCAAAAGAAGTTTTTGAAATTGAAAATATAAGAAAATTTTTATTTCAAGAGTAAAATATTTACATCTAAAAACCTTAATTTAATAACAAAAAGGAACGAATGAAATTGATGTGTCTATAAGATATAAATAACTTTAATATAGAAAAAATTCATTAAAAAAATTACGACATTCTATGAAAAAAAACTTAAAATAGAAGAAAATTGCTCTTTTATTAAAGAGAAAATAATATATTTAAGTTTTTTAGAATTTAAAATTTTCATTTTTTATTAGTGTTATTAAATTAAACATGTTTTTATAATTATTAAAGGGATTGAAATGAACAGGACTGATATTATTAATGCGATTGCAAAGAAAATAAATGCAAAAAGTTATCTTGAAATTGGTGTCGATAATGGTGTTAATTTTGAAAAAGTTAATTGCGAATACAAAGTTGGTGTAGATCCAAATTCGCAATTACCAAATATCATTTCGATGACTTCTGATGAATTCTTTGCACAAAATAAAGAAAAGTTTGATCTAATTTTCATAGATGGTTTACATACTTATGAACAAGTATATAAAGATATAATAAATTCTCTGAATGTACTTAATCCAAATGGATATATTATTTGTCATGATACTAATCCAATTTCAGAAGAAAGACAAACTCCACAATGGAATGGTGGCGATTGGAATGGTGAATGTTGGAAGGTCTTTGTTAATTTAAGACGTGAAAGAATAGATTTAGAAATGATGACCATAGATGTGGATGAAGGTGTATCTTTAATTAAGAGAGGTTTTCAGGTTCCACTTAATATACAGAGTGAACTAACATATAAAGAATTAGAAAAAAATAGAAAAGAATGGTTAAATCTAAAAAATGAATATGAATTTAAAACTGAATTCAATAACTTAGATTCTTTATTAAAAGATTTCGTTCTTGATCCTAATAATCCAGAAAAAAATTTTGCACTTGCTCTAGAATATGATGAAATAGGGCAAACTGCATCTGCAGTTTCTTTTTACATAAGAACAGCAGAAAGAACAGATGATGATTTACTCAAATATGAATGTCTTATTCGTGCAGCAATGTGCTTTGAAAAACAAGGAACAAGAAAGTTTACTGTAAAGGGCTTGCTTCAGCACGCAATTGCCGTTCAACCAAAAAGGCCAGAAGGTTATTACTTATTAAGTATTTTCTATGAAAATGATACAAACTCTGACGGAAGATGGTTTGATTCATATCTAATTGCATCTATTGGACTTGAAGTTTCTGATTTTGAAAATATGAAACCTTTAAGAACAAAACTTAATTATCCAGGTAAATATGGTCTTCTTTTTCAGAAAGCATATACTGCATGGTGGTGTGGTCTTTGTGAAGATTCAAAAAATATGTTTTTAGATTTATATGTCAATTATGATATTGATGATAAATTAAGAAAAATTGTCTATGATAATTTAGTAAAATTGAATGCATTTAGTTCTCAATATTTAATTAAATATACAAAACAAAAATATGATGATTTTGTATATAAATTTGATGGTCTAGAAAATATTCAACAAAATTATTCTGAAGCATATCAAGATCTTTTTGCTTTAGTTGTTTCTGGTGGTAAAAGAAATGGCACCTATGTAGAAATTGGATCTGGAGATCCAATTTATGGAAATAATACATATTTACTTGAAAAAGAATTTGATTGGAATGGTATTTCATTAGATATAAATGAAGAATTTGTTAAAGCACATAATGAACAAAGAAAACATCTCTGTATATTAAAAGATGCTACTTCAACAAATTATTCTGCTTTATTTGAAACATATGGGTTTCAAAACGTTATTGATTACCTTCAAATAGATTGTGATCCTCCAAGCACATCATTTAAAGTTCTTCTTTCAATACCATTTGAAAAATATCGTTTTAGAGCAATTACTTTTGAACATGATCACTACGCAGATCCAACGAGTGAATACAGAGAAAAAGCTCGTAAATATTTACAATCGTTTGGATATGTTCTATTTGCATCTGATATATCACCGGATGATAACAGACCATATGAAGATTGGTTTGTACATTCTGATTTATTTGACATATCTAAAATAAAAGATTATAAAGGAACAAAAAACGCAGAAAAATTCATGTTAGGAGTGAAATAAATGAAGAAAATACCAGTAATAGGTGCACCTGTAGTAACAAATCCATATTGGGTAACAAGACTCGTAATGAGTGTAGATTATCCAGTAGAAAATTTTGTGATCATCAATAATAACGGAAGAGGTGAAATTGATGAAGAACTTGATAGATTATCTAAAATAACGCATAAATATATTGACAAGATTAAAGTAGTACATATGCCAGCAAACATCGGTTGTGCGGGCGCATGGAATCTGATCATAAAGTGTTACATGAATGCTGAATATTGGATCATAGCAAATGATGATGTTGCATTTGGTCCTGGTCTTCTTGAAGAAATGGTAACAATAGTAGAAGAAAGTCCTACTGTTGGTATGATACATCCAAATCCTGGTGATTTTGGAATTGGTGCTTGGGATCTCTTCTTAATAAGAGAAAATATTGTACAAATGTTTGGTCTTTTTGATGAAAATACTTATCCAGCATATTGTGAAGATGCAGATTATATCATGCGATTTGTACATAGACCTATTCATAAAATAGTCGGTACAAAACACAGCTATTTTCATGGTAAAGAAGATAGCAAAAATTATTATGACAGCGGTTCACAAACTGTCAAAAGTGATAAAAATTTAACAGATCTTTTAATAAAAGCAAACAAATTAAATATAGAGTATCTTACTCGTAAATGGGGGCCTGGTTGGAGATATATGCAACCAAGAAGTACTCCATTTGAAAATGAAGAAATACATATAGGAACAACAACATATGATCTTAATTTTGTAAGATCAAAATACACGGGGTTCTAATATGGATATTGAAAAATGGTATAAACCTAAAATAAATGAGGATAAACCACTTGAAGAAAGACTGAAAGTAAATCCAAAATATATCTTTTCAAAGAGAGCTTTTATTGTTGATAATTTTTACGAAGATCCATATGCAGTTCGAGAATACGCTTTAAAACAAGAATACTTTGATGATCCTGGTTATATAGGAAGAAGAACTAGAACTCAACATTTTTTTCCTGGTGTAAAAGAAGCATTTGAAGAAATCATTGGAGCAAAAATCACAAATTGGGAATCTCATGGAATGAATGGTCGTTTTCAGCATAACTATGCTGGAGAAAAACTCGTATATCATTGTGATGATCAAATGTGGGCTGCAATGATTTATCTTACTCCAGATGCTCCTCCGTCGTGTGGAACATCAACTTTTAGACATAAAAAGACAAAAATACATCATTCAAGTCATCCAGATATAATGAAATGTTTCAATCAAAAAACATTTGTTGATCGAACACCATATGAAGTCGTCGATGTTTTTGGAAATATATTTAATAGACTTGTCATATTTGATGGTCATTTAATTCATGCAGCTTCAGAGTATTTTGGAAGTGATTTACATGATTGCAGGCTTTGGCATATGTTCTTTTTTGATACTGAAGGAGAAAGACTTTGATTTACATTAAAGAAAGGAATAAAAAGATATGAAAATAGTTCTTGCTACTGGAGGTTATGATCCTTTACACAGTGGTCATATTGCATATTTTGAACATGCAAAAAAATTAGGTGATATTCTTGTAGTTGGTGTAAATAGTGATGAATGGTTGACTCGAAAAAAAGGTCGACCATTTATGAATATAAATGAAAGAATTGCTATCATAAAAGCTTTAGAAGTTGTTGATTCTGTTATTATATTCGATGATAGCGATGGGTCTGCAAGAAATGCAATTAAATATTGTCTAGAAACATATTCTGATTCTGAAATAATATTTGTAAATGGAGGAGACAGAACAAAAAATAATATTCCCGAAATGGATATTTCAGATCCTCGAGTTCGTTTTGTTTTTGGTGTTGGAGGTGAACATAAAATAAATTCAAGCAGTAAAATACTTACAGAATGGAAAAATCCTAAAACATTAAAAAAATGGGGATATTACAGAGTACTTCATTCTGATGGTCCATCAATGAAAGTAAAAGAACTTGTTGTTGAACCTAATAAACATCTTAGTCTTCAAAGACATCGCTTAAGAAATGAATATTGGATTGTATCTAAAGGAATAGCAACAATAAAACATGGATACGACGAAAACAAACTTAATACATCTATTCTTAGAGAACATGATGAAATAAAAATTCCAGTTGGTGTTTGGCATCAACTTATAAATAATACTAATGAAGAGTTGCGTATAGTAGAGATACAATATGGAGTTAATTGTATCGAAGAAGATATTCAACGAATTTAGATTTTTTATTTTTTGAATGACAATTCAATTATACCAAAATGAATTTAAAATATTTGTCAATTTATTGATTTTTAAATTATTGTGTTTAACAATTTATTATAAAAAAGTATCAATAATTTTAAATTTATTCATATATTTGATATACTGTAATTTTTATATAAATAATTTATATGTAAGTAATAAAAAAACATACTAAAGAATAAAATGTATTTAATAATTTATAAAAATATCAATTATTATGTATAAAGGAGTATAAAGGTGCCGATTAAAATACAAGGCTCGACAATTATTGATGATAATCGTAACATAATATCAGCAAATACTATTACTGCAAACTCTTTTACTGGAGTCGTATTTGGTGGCTCTTCAGGTACAGCATCATCACCAAGTTTTAGTTGGAGCGGTGATACAGATACTGGTATTTATCGAATCGGAAATGATATTATTGGTATATCAACAAATAGTTCTGAAAGAGTACGTATTACAAATAATGGAATGCAAGTCACTGGTACCATTACTGGCACAGCGGTAACACAGTCTACAACAGACAGCACAGCCAGTCGATTGTTGAAAGTGCGTGATTTTGGCATCGGGAATATGGGTGCTGTTCCACCCGCAGTACCCGGCGAGGACATTGACGCATTCAACATTCCGAGCGGCTGGTATTACTTCAATAACACGAACGCAGGAACGCTGCCGCCGAATACGGGCTCAACATTTGTCATCTTGCAAAACTGGTGGCGGGCGGCAAACTCGATATTTCAGATGGCCTTTATGCGGCTTTTCAGCCCGGATCGCATCACGATCTATGTGCGCAATTCTGTCGGCAACCCGCCAAGCAGCTGGTTGTCATGGCGTCAGTTGTATTCACAAAACGACATTCTTGGCGCCGTTTCGCAATCAGGCGGGGTGCCGACTGGAGCGCTGATTGAACGCGGGTCGAACTCCAATGGCGAGTATGTGCGGTTTGCAGACGGCACGCAGATTTGCACCCATGCTGTCAGCGTCAGCTTGGCCATCAACACCCCAGGCTTCACTGGTTTCATGGGCGGGTTCCGTTCGGCCGAGCAAACCTGGACGTATCCAGCTGCGTTCACGGGTATTCCGGTTGTTGTTCCCGTCGCTCGCAACCTGACGGCCTTCGGCGCCGTCAGCGCCAACGTGCCCGGCACAACGTCGGCCACCTACGCCGTGACGGCGGTGTCATCACAATCGGCCGCGACACGCGAGATTTCGCTTACCGCCATCGGTCGCTGGTTTTGAGGAGATACGTCATGATTTTGACCCTTATCCCACAACGCGGCTTGCCAGGTCAACCGGAAACGACAATTCACGTCACAGGCGACGTGCTGACCGTGAACGGTATCGCCTACGATCTCAGCATAATTCCAGATGGCGGCGAAGGCATCCCCGAGGGCGAGCACCCGTTTGCCGGCCCGATCAGCCGCGAAGACGACGTGCTGCACGCCTCGGTGATCGTCCGGCTCGATGATACCGCCGCGTTCGATCAGCCCGACAGTCCCTGGACCGTCATTGCCTTCGACGGTCCCGTCTTCATCCCTGCTGCCCGTAAACCTGTTGAGGTACTCGAATGACCTTCATGCTTAAAATCCGAACCGCAGAAGAACGCCGGGCCGAAGAGCTGGCCGCTGCCCGGAAACAGATTGCCGATGCTGTCGAGGCTCACGTTGAAGCGCATGCTCATGCGCTTGGCTACAGCTCGGCCGCGCACCTGGCCAGCTATGTTGCCTCTACCGTACCGGCATGGGCCGCCGAGGCGCGGGTCTTCATTGAGTGGCGTGACGCCGTATGGCAGGCGGCAATCGCGGCAATGGAACGTGATGATCTGCTGCTATCATGTGATCTTAAATCTCTGCTAGCAGAATTACCAACTTGGCAAATGCCTTAATTATTTAATATACTGTAATTTTTTTTATAAATAATTTATATGTAAGTAATAAAAAATATATTGAAGAATAAAATGTATTTAATAATTTATAAAAATATCAATCAATTATTATTATGTATAAAGGAGTATAAAGGTGCCGATTAAAATACAAGACTCTACAATTATTGATGATAATCGTAACATAATATCAGCAAATACTATTACTGCAAACTCTTTTATTGGAGTCATATTTGGTGGCTCTTCAGGTACAGCATCATCACCAAATTTTAGTTGGAGCATTGATATCGGAAATGATATATGATATTATTGGTATATCAACAAATAGTTCTGAAAGAGTACGTATTACAAATAATGGAATGCAAGTCACTGGTACCATTACTGGCACAGCGGTAACTCAGTCTACAACAGACAGCACAGCCAGTCGATTGTTGAAAGTGTGTGATTTTGGCATCGGGAATATGAGCGCCGTTCCGCCCGCAGTACCCGGCGAGGACATTGACGCATTCAACATTCCGATCGGCTGGTATCGGTTCAATAACACGAACGCAGGAACTCCGCCGCCGGGCACGGACTCAACATTTGTCATCTTGCAAAACTGGTGGCGGGCAGCAAACAGCATACTTCAAATGGCCATTGTGCGGCCTTTCAGTTCGGATCGTGTAGTTGTCTGGGTACGCGATTCCGTCGGGGTGCCGCCAAGCAGTTGGATGCCTTGGCGGCAGTTATATTCACAAAACTACATTCTTGGCGCCGTTTCGCAATCGGGAGGGGTGCCGACAGATGCGGTGATCGAGCGCGGGTCGAACTCTAACGGCGAGTATTTGCGGTTTGCGGAAGGTGCTCAGATCTGCACCCATGCCGTCAGCACCAGCCTGGCCATCGACACCACCTTCACAGGCGGGTTCCGTTCGGCTGCGCAAACCTGGACATATCCCGCTGAGTTTACGGACATCCCGGTGTTTGTTCCCGTCGCTCGCAACCTGATGGCCTTCGGCGCCGTCAGCGCCAACGTGCCCGGCACAACGTCGGCCACCTACGCCGTGACGGCGGCGATTGCGCAAACCGCAACGACGTGCGAGGTTTCGCTCACCGCCATCGGTCGCTGGTTTTGAGGAGACTTTCCATGATGTTCACCATGACCCCGCAGCGCGGCCTGCCCGGCCATCCGGAGACGACGATCAAGTCGCCATCGACGGTCAGCACGTCGATGGCATCGCCTTCTATGACCAAATCGCCATCACCGCATCCCAAAAGCCTGCCGAGGTATTCGAATGACCTTTACACTCAACATTCGAACCGCCGAAGAGCGCCTGGCCGAGCACCTGGTCCGCTATGTTGCCTCGACCTTACCTGAATGGGTTACTGAGGCACGAATTTTTGTCGAATGGAGAGATAGTGTGTGGAAAGTGGCAATCGTTATAATGGAACTTGATGATCTGCTATCATGTGATCTTAAATCTCTGCTAGCAGAATTACCAACTTGGCAAACGCCTTAATTATTTGATATTATATATGATTTATTAAATCAATTACAACAAAAATACATTTGTAATCATATCTGATTTAATAAACCTTTAAAACATTAATAATCAGAAAACATAAGATTGATTATAAATGATCGTGTTTGAATTTATATCCAAACAAAAAAAGAAATGAATAACGAAAAACAAGTTAAATAAATAAATTAGATTTTCTTTTAAGAATGTTTTCAATTAGGTTAGGTTGATAACAATACAAAATGGAATTCCACTTAGTAATATTCCTATAGAATTTAAATCTATCATTTCTTTAATGCCAAAGCATCAACAAATTAAAGAAAGAAAACGTTGGATTTTTGAATCATGGTTCATCGGATGTCACCAATATTTTATCAACTCAAAATATGAGAGGAATAACGGATGAACATGTTGATACATTATTTGCTAGAAAAACTAAAAAGGAAACCAAAAAGATGACAATCGAAGAAGCACTTAAAAAACTTAATTCACATTTTGTTTATCGAAAAGATAATGTTCGTTGGTTTGATAACTGGAGAATTATTTACTCGGAAAAAGAAGATAAGTGGTTTGGAGACTGTGAAGACTATTCATTAACACTTATGTGGATGTTATCAAATAGAAATCTATTTCAATTTCTTTGGGATATTTTACGTTTTAAATATTTGATGTGGTATGTTAAATCTCCAAGAGATGCAGGACACGGAATTGTACAAATTGGAAATCTTTACTACGATAACATTCAGAAAAAAGGCGTTTCAAAAGAAGAACTTATATCAAAAGGTTACAAATTTGTCTTTCCCTTGATTCCTCCATTTGTTTTCATTAAATTATTCTTATCATATACATTAGGTAAAATTATCAGTAAATAAATCAATAATAAAATTATGATAAAACATTAATTATTTTTACTATAATAAATAAAAATAAAAGGGTATTTTACATATGTCTCAACCATCAACAAGAGCCGAATTTAAAGAATATATTTTAAGAAAAATTGGTCATCCAGTCATTCAAATTAACGTATCGGATGAACAAATAGAAGATCGTATAGATGAAGCTCTTTCATTTTTTAGAGATTACCATTATGATGGTAGTCAATTGATTTATTTAAAGCATCAACTTACGCAGGAAGAAATAGATCAAGGATATATAAATGTTCCAGAAAGACTTCTTGGAATAGTAAGAATTTTTGATATCAGTACGTCCATCATGACTGGTTCTGGTTTCTTTAATGTTCAATATCAATTTGTTCTTAATAATCTTACAGATTTAACTGGATATAATATTCAAAACTATTATATGACTATGCAACATTTGCAATTTCTTCAAGAAATTCTTGTTGGAAGACCTCTTATAAGATATAATCGACATGTCAATAAATTATACATTGACATTAACAAAAAAATATTAACTCCTGGAAGGTGGTTAATTATTGAGGCATATGACATCATTGATGAACAACAATATTCCGATCTATGGAAAGATCGTTGGTTACAAAGATATGCTGCAGCTCTTGTAAAAGAGCAATGGGGATTAAATATTACTAAATTCTCCAATATGCAACTGGTTGGAGGCGTTATGTTCAACGGTGAACAAATATTAAACGATGCAAGAATAGAAAAAAAAGAACTTGAAGACGAAATGATATATAAACTTCAACCTCTTGTTTACAATTTTACAGGATAAAAACTGAATGCTTAATTGTGAAGATGAATATGTAATAAATTGTATTAGAAAAAAAATAACAATTGCAGTTAAAAAAAATTAAAGACACAACTTAATCAATTGAAATTCTTTATTCTATAGCCAAAAATATTGAAATTCCATTGTGCAAATATTGTAAACAAAAAAGTAAGATTGAATTCTATATTGACATCAATACAAAGATTTAAACTATCATTTGAATAAAACAAGAAATGTGAAGATAAACAATAAAATTGATTCATTTTACAGATCAATTAATAATTATGAAATCGTTAAATCGATTATAGAAAATGCTATTGGAAAATAAAAAAAAGATTTATGCTTGAAAATGTCTAATTAAAGATCAAAAATTTTTTTCAAATTTTATTAAAGAAAATCATATTGTATCAAAATTAGATTGTTCAACAAACTATGGATTAATTGATGAAGAAAATAAACTAGTTTTTTGTATGAGGTTTTCAGAATTGAATTCAAAACATTATGAATTGACTGTGTTTTGTAATTTGAAATTTACAAATATAATCGGTGGAGTATCAAAATTATTTAAACATTTTATAAAATCTTTAAAACCAGAAAGTATTATTTCTTATTGTGATAATAGAATTTTTACTTGTAAAATGAAAATATGGGATTGTCTTTTACTCACAATTTAACATCTAATTATTCTTGAATAAATAATTCAAGAATAAAATTATCAAAATGTCAGATAGATGATCTTTTATTGAAAGAGAAAATATAACAGAAGATGAAATGATGAAAAATCAAAAGGTTTTATGAAGATATATGATTGTGGTCAAAAAGTTTATTTCTCTATTCAAAAGGAGTCAATTCTATATGGTTGATTATTATTACTATTTTTTAAAAGAATATATTTCTTCATTTCTTAATGCTCATGATAAGTTAAAGCATTACATTGTATGTAATGTTGCTACAATTTTAGTTGCTCTAATTTTAATAATTCTTAATGTTCCATATTTGATATCGGTTATAACTTCTGCATTTTTAGTTTTCTTTTTGAGTTTTGCAGTAGAGATTTTTGATAAATCAACTAATAAAGGAAATGCAGAAATTAAAGATATTTTGGCCAACACTTTAGGTATAATAAGTGCAATTGCATTAACTGTAATAGTATTGATCTAAAGGAGATATTAAGATAGCTACTAATACTTTCTTTTCTCACTATAATTATTTCAATGAGCAGCAACTTATAGATGATCTTGTTATAGAATCTATTCAAATCTATGGACTTGACGTGATCTATCTTACTAGATCACTTCAATCGGTAGATCAAATTTTGAATGAAGACGATCTTTCAATATTTAATGCTGCTTATGATATTGACATGTATGTGAAATCTATAGATGGATTTCAGGGTGAAGGTGATTTTTTGAGCCGTTTTGGTCTTCAAATTCGTGATCAGGTTACTTTTACTGTTGCAAGAAGAACTTTTGAACGCTATGTAACTAGAATAGATCCATCAAAGATACGTCCAAATGAAGGAGATCTCATTTATTTTCCATTGAATAAAAAGTTTTTCAAAATCATGTTTGTTGAACATGAATCTGTATTTTATCAAAGTGGTGCTCTTCAGGTATTTGATTTAAGATGTGAGTTGTTCGAATACTCAAATGAAAGATTTGCTACAGGAAGATTAGAAATTGATACTTATTTTGATACAATCAACACCGATCGTAAACATATTTCATCTCTTGAAAAACTATTAGAAAAAGATCCTATTGCAAAGAATATCTTCTTTGAAGAAGAAGGAAATGATATTATAGATTTCAGTGAAATCGATCCATTTAGTGAAGTAATTTATAGACCCACAAATTATGCAATTACGGCAGATTCAAATGAAATAACTGTAGACAGTAATAACATTACAGCCGATACTGTGTAACATTTATTAAAATAAGAAAGGATAATATTACGATGCCTAGACAAAATATCAATATTGGTACGGTTCCTAATGATAAGACCGGTGATTCTATTAGAGTTGCATTTGCAAAAACTAACGCAAATTTTACAGAATTATATGCTAAAGATGAAGATCTTACTCAGTCTTTAGCGTTAATTGCAAATACAATTCCAACTGATATATCACAATTGACTGACATAACAGAAATAATACCAGATCGTGACTATAATCGTCTTTTTAATAAACCTTTTATTCCGACAGATGTTTCTGATTTGACGGATTTGAATGGTTTACTTGGAGGATCTAACAACACAAATACTATTTGGATAAGTTCATCAAATACAGTATTTGATATTGTTAAATGGAATAGTGGATCAACCGTTGAAATAGATATTACTCCATATGAAACGTTTACTTTAAATACTTATGATTCAAAAACTGATTCAGAAGAAATTTATTTAGTTTGGAATCAAACATTTTTTGATGAAGTTTGGAATGATAATGGTCATTCTCTTGGAGGTGGCGATAATTTTGAAATATCTTTTGATGCGGGTCAGACTTGGTTTAAAGTCAAAAAAGATGGATATGCTCATGACACTTTTTTCTCTTTTAGTATTCCAGATGAAAACATTGGACAATACACTTTTACCTACAATATGAATCAAGAAATTTTAGTTCGTTTTAATAGAGGTAGTTTTCCAGAAATCTGGTTTGATCTTCAAGAATCTAATGTTCCAATAACAGATATACAATATGTTGTTATGGATGTAGTGGCAATTGCTACTATAGATGGACAAATTGGTAAGAAATTCTATAATTCTATAATATTTTCAAATGAATTATACGATAGTAATACAGGAATTGGATCTGTTCAAACCGCACAAAATTTATCAAGTGGTGTATATGATGTATATAATAATATCAATGCTTTAATTCGAATGTCAAATGAGCCACAAGATGCTGGAAGATTATATGCTAAATTCAATTCAAACAAAAGCGGCTCGATTACTTTTTATTGGAATGCAACAATATATAAGGTGACTTAATGGCGTTTGTAAATCACTTCTATAATGCAACTACTAGAAAGTATATTGCGCTTTTTGGTACTTTGTTCAATAAGATTTCTATATCTCGTGAAGATAACGGCATCGAAAAACAGTTCATGACCGTTCCAATATCTTATGGACCGTGGCAAAAATTTCTTTCACGTATTACTCAAGATCCAAATTTAGATAGAAAAACTGCTATTTCATTGCCAAGACTTTCTTTTGAAATAACAAATATGACATATGATGGATCTCGAAAAATTACTTCTCTGCAGAAAATAAGAAAATCTTTAAAACCTGAAAGTGATCGTTCTTCAAGCTTTTCTTGGTCAGGAACTCCTTATAATATAGATTTTTCACTTTATATCATGGCAAAATATTCTGAAGATGCAACAAAAATTATTGAACAAATACTTCCGTTTTTTAAACCGGAATGGACTACAACAGTTATTTTAATTGAAGATATGGAACCATTTGATATTCCTTTGATTTTAAACGGAGTATCAAATGAAGAACTTTATGAAGGAAGTTATGAAGAAAGAAGAGCTATACTTTGGACTTTAAACTTTACTATGAAATGTTGGTATTTCGGACCAGAAAGAAAAAGAAAGGTCATCAAATTTGTTGATGTGCATATGTTCAGTAATACAAAAAGTAATTCTAAACCAGAAGAAAAGATTCATGTTCTTCCTGGTTTAACACCAGATGGAAAACCAACAACTGATATAAATGAAACCATACCATATACTGAAATAGAATTTGATGATGATTGGGGTGTAATAAAATTAATAATAACGGATATTGAAGATGAATAAAGATAAAATTGCAAGTGTTTTAGGATTGCGTCCTCTTGAAGAAGCAAAAAGAGATCAATTTCCTGATGTAATTAATCAACAAGATATACAACCACCAGAAATTTATCAAGAAGAAGAAATTGATAATGATGAAACAATAAAAGATATAGAACTTGCAAGAAAAAATATAGAAAATATCATTAAACAAGGAGATGAAACATTAAAAGAAATGATTGCAATTGCTAAACAATCAGAATCACCGCGTGCATTTGAAGTTGTATCGGGTCTTATGAAAACACTTCTTGATGCAAATAAAGACTTTGTTGAAATGTCCACGAAAAAGAAATATGCAAAAGAAGAAATAAGAAAACCTAAAGAAACAGTACAAACAAATGTGACTAATAACAATTTGATAATTTCTACAGCCGATCTTCTTAAAATGATAAGGGGTAAATGATAATGGAAAATATAGGATACAATGGTAATCCTTTAATTAAAAAAGCAGGAATTCAGCATGAATTTAGTCATGAGCAAATAAAAGAATTGATAAAATGCTCTGAAGACGTTGTTTATTTTGTTAAAAACTATTGTAAAATTATTACACTAGATAAAGGACTCCAAAATTTTGATCCATATCCTTATCAGATTAGAATGCTGAAAGCATTTGAAGAAAACAGATTTGTTGTGAATTTACTTCCAAGACAAATGGGTAAATCTACTGTTGTTGCCGCTTATCTATTACATTATGCTATGTTCAATCCAGAAAAACAGATAGGAATACTTGCAAATAAGGCCGCTACTGCAAGAGAAATTTTAAGCAGAATACAAAGGATGTATGAGCATTTACCTTTATGGATGCAACTTGGAGTAAAAGAATGGAATAAAGGTTCAATTATATTAGCAAATGACAGCAAGATATTATCTGCAGCAACTTCTTCAGATTCAATTAGAGGTTTATCTTTAAATATAATTTATTTAGACGAGTTTTCACACGTAGATCAACAAATGGAATTTTGGGAATCTACATATCCAGTTATTTCTTCTGGTGAATCTTCAAAAGTAATTATTACCAGCACACCAAAAGGAATGGAATTATTTTACAAAATATATAAAGAAGCCGTAGAAGGAAAAAACAATTTTTTTCCTATAAAAGTACATTGGTCTGAACATCCAAACAGAGATGAAAAATGGAAAGAAGAAACTATAAAAAATATAGGTTATGAACAATTCAGACAGGAATTTGAAGTAGAATTTTTAGGAAGTTCTGGAACTCTTATTTCTGGAGAAAAGCTTGCATCTTTAACAGAAACAAAACCTTTATTAGTGCAAGAAAATATTCGTCAATACGAAAGACCGATTTCAAATCACACATATGTAATGACTGTTGATGTCTCAAGAGGTAAAGGACTTGATTATTCTACATTTACAATTTTTGATGTAACAAAAATGCCTTATAAGCAAGTCTGTACCTTTAGAGATAATTTAATAAGTCCTATTGATTTTGCTTCTATCATATATAGAATGGGAAAGTTTTATAATGAAGCAGCCATACTTGTTGAAATAAATGATATTGGATCTCAAGTGTCCGACACTTTGCTTATAGAATATGGATATGAAAATATATTATTTACTGAAAATGCTGGAAAAAGTGGAAAAAGAATTTCTTCTGGACTTAACAAAAAAACAGTAGATGTTGGTATAAGAACAACAAAATCTGTAAAGACAGTAGGATATTCAATACTTAAATTACTTATAGAACAAAATCAGCTTATAATACAAGATCTATATACAATAGAAGAATTAAAAAGATTTTGTCGTAAAGGAAATTCTTATGAGGCAGAATCTGGTTATCATGATGATATGGTAATGAATTTAGTGCTTTTTGCTTGGTTGACAGATCAAGCCTATTTCAAAGAAATGACTGATATAAATACAATGTCTAAACTAAGAGAAAAAACCGAAGAACAAATTGAAGAAGATCTCCTTCCCTTTGGATTTATTGATGTCGGTGATGATGAACCCGAACAAAAACCAGGATTTCAACTTGTAAAATCTTGGATGTAAAGTCTTATTCTTTATAAATAGATTAAGAAAATTGAATTATTTCAAAAATCTTTTATAAAAGGAGAAAAACATGGTTTTTTCTGTAAGCCCATCAGTTACAATTCGTGAAGTAGATGCTACAACGGTAATACCAGCAATTGCAACACCACCTGCAGCGATTGCAGGAGTTTTTCGTTGGGGTCCAGTATATGAACGAATATTTGTAACTTCAGAACAAGAACTCGTTCAGAGATTCGGTAAACCTTTTGCTAATAGTACCTGGCAAAATTTTGAAACTTTTTTCACTGCCGCGGATTATCTTTCTTATTCAAATTCTCTTTATGTGACTCGTGTTGTTTCTGCTGCTAATACAGCTTCTGCTGGCGTTATGGATGCTTCAACAACTTATTTTGCCGCAAAATATCCAGGCGCATTAGGTAATGCTATTGAAGTAAGTTATGTAACTGGAAATGCTTATGATGTTCCTTTATTTGAAACACAAGAATTGTTTGGTACTGTACAATTTGGATCAAATCAAATTTCTATTCAAGGTACAGAAATTGATATAAATCCTACAATTATAGAAAATGATGTAATAAGAATTGGAAATATTTCAATAGGATATCAAGATTTAATAGTTTTATCTTATAATAAAACTTCATCGGTTAATGCTAATACAGGTATAACAGAATTTAATTATAATTTTGTTTTTAAAAATAAATTCACTCTTTCAGAGTTAGATCTTAATAAATTATCATTTAGAAAATTATGGGGTTTTTCATCTGTTGCAACTAATGGTCCTTTACCTGGATGTATGCATATTGTAGTAAGAGATAAAACCGGTGAAATAACTGGAACACCAAATACTATTTTAGAGGTTTATCAAAATGTTTCTGCCGATCCAAATGCAAAACTTGATGATGGAAGTACAAATTACTATAGAGATGTCATAGAAAATCGTTCTTCTTGGATAACAACTAAAAGACCAGATGGTACTGATCTTCCTCCAATAAATGCTGGAATTGATGTTTGTTCATATGTGAAAATGGAATATGGTTCTGATGGAAGAGGTGAAGCTGATCCTCTACTTTTTGGCGCAATTGCTCAAGGATATGATCTTTATAGAGATGCAAACGAAGTTGATATTTCTTGTGTTCTTCAGGGTAAAGCTTTAAATGCGAATATAGCTAACTATATTGTTTCAAATATAGCAGAAAGAAGAAAAGATTGTGTTGCATTTTTATCACCTCCAAAAGCTGCAGTTGTAGATCCATCGAATCCAATCACAAAAATGAATAATATCATAGAATATCGTAATATGATTCAATCTTCATCATATTGGTTCTTAGATTCTGGATATAAGTATCGTTATGATAAGTATAATGATGCATATCGTTGGGTTCCTCTTAATGGTGATATTGCAGGTCTTGCTGCAAGAGTGGATCCATGGGAATCACCTGCTGGTTATAAAAGAGGTATAATTAAAAATGTTGTTAAACTTGCATATAATCCAAATAAAGAACAGCGAGATATTCTTTATGGAAGAGATATAAATCCAGTTATTTCTCAAGTTGGTCAAGGAATTCTTCTCTTTGGTGATAAAACCGGTCTTGGTCGTCCTAGTGCATTTGATAGAATCAATGTAAGAAGACTTTTCATTACTGTTGAAAAAGCAATTGCAACCGTTTCTGCTTCTTTCCTCTTTGATTTTAATGATGAATTTACTCAAACACAGTTCAAAAATATGGTTGAACCTTTCCTTCGTGATATACAGGGTAAAAGAGGTATAATTGATTTTAGAGTAGTTTCAGATGGCACTGTGAATACTCCAGATGTAATTGATAGAAATATATTTAGAGGAAACATATTCATTAAACCTGCAAGATCTATTAACTTTATAGAATTAACATTTATTGCAACAAGAACTGGTGTTGAATTTGATGAAATTGTAGGTCAATCTTTCTAATAAAGAAAATTAAACTATGATATTGGATGAATATGTGAATGTAAAAATAGTTCCTGTTACATTAAAATTTTATAAAGATTTGGGCTATGACGCAAAAGTAGGCGAAATAGCCCAAATTGCAGTAAAATATTTATCTTTAAATGTAAAAGTAAAATATAAAATGTAAAATTTGTTCAGAAGTTTTTGAAACAAAATTTTAAAATAATTTGAAAATTTGCAAAACGTGTTCAAAAAGAGAAAGAATGAAAGGTTAATAATATATTACAAGGTGGAGTAACAAGATTTTTTTTCTGCTTTTATTGGTGAATTTAAACCATCTTCTGTCATTTCATATTTTGTGATAAGAGAATGTATAATAGAAATTTGTATGAAAAATTGAGATTTGAAAAAATAAGAGAAACGTCATCAAATTACTGATATATTAAAAGAAATGAAAGATTAATTAGAATACAAATTCAAAAACGCAAATTGAAAGATTTTTTGAAATACAGTTTTGATGAAAATTTGACAGAAAAAGAAAATATGTGCAAGGTTGGTTATGATATTATTTACGATGCCGATAATTTTATATTTTCATACTCGTATAAATAAAATTAAAAAGGAGTAATAAATGGCATTTAATATAAATGAATTCAAAGCGCAATTAGTAGGAGGCGGCGCTCGCCCTACACTCTTTCAAGTTCAAATTACAAATCCAATTCTTCCCATCGCAGATTTTAAAGTACCATTTATGGTAAAAGCTGCTTCTTTACCTAGTTCTCGAGTCGGTGCTTATGTAGTACCATATTTTGGAAGATTTGTGAAATATGCTGGTGATAGAATGTTTGAAGATTGGAATGTCACCGTAATAAATGATGAAGATTTCTCTATAAGAAATGCAATGGAAGCATGGTCAAATGCAATTAACAGCCATGATAGTAATTTAAGATCACTTCCTCAGCAATATAAATCAAATGCTATTGTAAATCAATATAGTAAAGATGGAAGAATTTTGAGAACATATGTTTTTGAAGGTATTCATCCAATCGCAATTGAACCAATTCCTCTTGCATGGGAAATGACAGATACTATAGAACAATTTGATGTTGTATTTCAATATGATCTTTGGAGAGTTGAAGGAACTACTGGTATTTCTACAACGTAATCAAATTAAATTTTTTAGATATAATTGATAATAAGGTATTAATACTATGGCTATTAAATTATTCGGGTTTGAAATAAAAAGAAAAGAAGACGAACAAAAAAATTCGGCTCTTTCTTTTATTGAACCGCAAAATGATGACGGCGCATTAACCATAGGAACTGCTTTAGGTAGTTCCTATGGCATAATGCTTGATATAGATGGTGGCGCAAAAACAGAATCAGAATTAGTTACAAAATATCGCTCGATGTTAATGCAGCCTGAAGTAGCACAGGCTGTAGATGAGATAGTAAATGAAGCTATAAGTGTTGATGCGCATGAAAAAGTTGTAGAAATTGTACTTGATGATACAAATCTTCCTGATAAAGTAAAAGAACGTATCATTTATGAATTTGATGAAATTTTAAGACTTCTTGACTTTTCGAATAATGCATATGACATATTTCAAAAGTTTTATGTCGATGGAAGATTGAATTATCATATTGTGATCGATAATCAAAATTTATCTGAAGGAATTTTGGAGCTTAGATATATTGATCCAAGAAAAATAAGACTCATTAAAGAATTAGATGAAAAAGAAAAAGATCCACATTCAGGCGTTCCTTTAAAGAAAGTCAAAAAAGAATACTATATATATTCTGAAAATGGATTTGGGTTTGGAACATCTAGTTCGTATAATAGCAATTTTAATTATCAAACAGTTACTGGAGTTCGAATTTCAAAAGATTCAATTGCGCGTATAACATCTGGATTGATGGACGAAAACAATTCAATGGTATTTTCGTATTTACATCCCGCTATTAAACCTTTGAACCAGTTAAGAATGTTAGAAGATGCTACTGTAATATATGCTATTACTCGAGCACCAGAAAGAAGAATATTTTATATAGATGTTGGTAATCTACCAAAGGCAAAAGCTGAACAATATCTTTATGATATGATGACACGTCATAAAAATAAACTTCAATATAATTCTACTACAGGTGAAATTACCGATGCGCGTAAATTTATGACGATGACTGAAGATTTTTGGTTTCCAAGAAGAGGTGGTGATAGATCAACTGAAGTTGATATTTTAGCTGGTGGATCTGCTCCTGCTCTTAGTGGAGATGAAAATATGTTGTATTTTCAGCGAAAATTATATAAATCTCTTCGTGTTCCTTTATCAAGACTTGAACCAGAAACCATGTATACTTTTGGACGTGTATCAGAAATTTCAAGAGATGAATTAAAGTTTTCTAAATTCATTCGAAGATTACGTACACGTTTTTCACAACTTTTTGATATATTGTTAGAAAAACAATTAATTTTAAAAGGAATTATTACACCAGAAGAATGGAAAGATATAAAAGATAAAATTCGATATGATTTCATGAAAGATAACTATTTTGAAGAATTAAAAGAAGCAGAAATTCTTCGTGAAAAACTTTCTACATTAAGAGATATTGAAGAACATATAGGAAAATATTTTTCGCGCGAATGGGTCATTAAAAATGTTCTTTATATGTCAGATGATGATATGAGAAAAATAAAAAAGCAAATTGAAAAAGAAAAAAATGATGATATATCTAATAATGATATAGAGCAACAACAACAGCCAGAACAAGAATATGTTGATCAAGAATATCAAGAACAATTACCAGAATTACAAAAAACCGAAGAATCTTTCTTTATTATAAATAATAATAATAATAAATCAAAAAAGAGGATTCCATAATGAAAATTTTTAATCGTCGTCTTTCAGAAGTCGCTGAACCAACTGCGGGTGATGAAATTAATTTTAAAGCTAAACATATAATTCAAAAAATCGATTATCCTGTAGATGTAGAAAATCAATTCACCTACAAAAAGCCCAAAGCTCCAAAAAGAAGAGCTGATTATGATAAGGGCGAAGATAAAGCTGTTTATGAAAACTCCTTTGATGTTCCAAAGGCCGAAGGTGGTGATTATGATGAAGAAGAAAGTCATAGAAAATATAAATCATCAAACAAATCAAAAAAAATATATCATAAAAATCTTAATAAAAAAGAAAAATTAGAAGAGATTTCATCAGATACATTAAATAGATATATTAAAAAAGCAGCGTATGATATTATATCTCGTACGATGTCAGCATCGCGTTCTCATCAGACACCAGAAACAAAAAAACATGCATCAAAACTTGGAATGCGAATAAAAGGCATTTCAATGGCTTCTGACAATCTTACAAAAAAAGCAAGTGTTCATGAAGATTTAAATGATACTTATAAAAGATTAAAAGATAAGTATCTTAACAAAGCTTTTGATGATAGTTCTAATAATTTTAATCTATACAGACAAAGTAATGTTGCTTCTAAAACAAAAAAATTTGACAGTAAAGAAACGACGAATGATATAAATGATTATCTTAATAAATCTTTTGACGATAATTCTGATGGTTTTAATCTATATAAGCAAGATAATATTGTTTCTAATAAAACAAAAAAATCTAACATTAAAGAAACAACAAAAAAGTCAAAAGACAATTGTGACGTAAAAGAAGAGTTTTCACAAAAAATTAAAGATTTTCCATATAGTGGATTTGGAGGATCAAGTATTTTAGATTTGTGGAGAAACGGAAAATATTCAACAGAAAGTGCAAATGATTCGAAAGAACAACCTGATATGTCTACATTAAAAAATATTCATAAAGAATTTCAATTTTATAAAAATGTGCCAGCATATAAAATTTTAGAATTACATAAAAATATTTGTAATATTCGTGGAAAATATACTGCACAAGATGTAGGTGGAAAAATTAGAATGATTCATGATATTCTTTGCCATACATATGGTGATAAGAATGTATCTTATTACTTCAATTTACCTAAAACTGAAGTGAATAAACTCAATGAAGAAGCTCAATTGAATGAAGCATCAAATAATAAAATGTCTGATAAAATTTTTAAAGACAATCTCAATGTTACTTTTAAACCGGGTTTGATAAAATTAAATGATGGATCTTCTATTATTCTAAAAGATCAAGATGCTAAGCTTCTCAATCAATTTTTTAATGATCTAAATGTAAGTAATAGAAAGAAAATGATGAAAGTTGCAATGACCGATAAAGTTGGTTTTAAAGAAATACTTGGTTTTGCAAGAGAGGCACTTTAATGGCAATCGTAAAAATTTCTTTAACTAATACTCAATGGACTCTTATATCTAATTCTGATCCTTTTATAACATTTCAAAATAGTGGCAGTTTTCCTATCTACATAAACTTTACTTCAAATAATACTGCACCAACTGATAATGTTGGATTGATATATGGTCCAAGAGAAGGAGAAATGAAAAAATATCTTACTGACATGACAAAGATGTCAAATCCAACGCATGTTTGGGCTAAATCTGTCGCTAAAGTTGGTTCTATAATAGTAGAACAATAATTATTTTTTTAAAAAAAAGACAAAGGTTATAAAAGTGCGAGATCCGTTTTTAGCATTTGAAATTCGAACACCATTTGATAAACGCGAAGTTGAAGGACCAGTTAGTCATAAAGAATTGAGTAAATATGGCGCCACGTGGTTGCTAAGTGAACAAGATCGTGTTTTTACTATACACGATGGAAATACAATAGCAGTTTTAAATTCTGCAGTTGGAAAAATTGATGATATATCATATAATAATATCAATCTTATACAATCAAACGCAGCTTTAAGAGGAATACTCTTAGAAAGCAATGGTAAAAGATTTTTAAGAATGGATAGAGTTGATGATGTTTTGGAAACAAATTTACCAAATAACATCAATAATGGCATTTTAATTGTATCAACAAATGCAGGAACTGTTGCATATAATTTTACGCGATCTTCTGGTAACTGGTCATTTGGACCATTTGTTCCTGGCGGTGATATTTATGGTATAGTAATTAGAGAAACCGCTTCAATAAACGAAGTAAATAGAATTATATCATTTTTAAGATCAAAGGGCGGAGGAAATAACTATAGTGGAATAACTAATTTCTCGAGTTTTTGGAGAAATTGGAATTATATTACTAATTTTCCGATGATTGATACGAGCTCTGGAACTAATTTTCAAGAAGCTTGGAGTGGTTGTTCTTCACTTACAAGTTTTCCATTAATTAATACAAGCTCTGGAACTAATTTTTTTAGAGCTTGGTTTGGTTGTTCTTC